AGTATATCTTCTATTTCTTGGTGCCAGATTGGGAAGTGGACAGTCGCTGATCCACCTCTAATGCCATTCTGAGTGCAGCATCTGACAGTACTTTCAAACTTTTTGAGGAAAGGTACAACACCTGTGTGCTGGACTTCTCCACCCCTGATTTTACTGTTGATGCCACGGATTTTGCCTGCGTTGATACCGATTCCTGCACGTTGAGCAACATAGTACCCAATAGCCATATCACTTGCAAAGATACTATCGAGGGTGTCATCAACATCAACAAGAACACAGGAAGCAAACTGTCGAAGTGGAGTTCGCACCCCTCCCATGATAGGTGTGGGTATGTTGATTTTGTGCGTGCTGATCGCGTCGTAGTATCTTTGGACATAATCGAGTCTCTTCTCTGGTGGATATTTCTGGAATAATGTAGCAGAAATCAGCATGTACATGAACTGTGGTGTTTCAAATATCTCACCATTACTTCTGTCTTGTACAAGGTATTTATCTACAACTTGTCTCATCCCTGCATAGGTAAACAGTTCATCTCTGCTGTGGTCAATGTATGAATCTATTTTTGCCCACTCCTCCTCTGTGTATGCGTCTGTGAGGGCACCATCATAGATGCCTGATGCAATACCCTTGTCAAGGTGTTGTTTAATTGCAGGGTGATCGTCAGGATGTGTCTTGTAGACTTCTTTTCTGACTGCATATAACAATAAACGTGCTGCAACAAACTGATAGTTTGGAGCGTCTAATGAAATTAAATCATTAGCAGACTTGATTAGAATCTCTTGTATATCTTTTGTTCCAATTCCATCAAAGAATTGAATGTTTGAATTCATTTCAATTTGCGATTCAGAAACCTGTGCGATTCCTTTACACGCATGCTCAACCATCTTGTGTATTTTATCAAGGTCGAGAGGTACAGCGATGCCATCCCTTTTAATAACGTTCATACTTTTTTCCAGTCTGCTAATTTAAGTGTTGCCTCTAATCCAGAGAAAGTGTTGTGTTTAATAATAGCATAAGGATCATACTTCTGCAACACCATTTCATTGATGTCCTTCTCATTAATTCCTTTTGCCCATATTACTACCTTGCCACCTCTTTTAATCACTGCGTCGATTCTATCGACGATTTGTTTGTTTCTTGGTTCGTTGTCGAAGACCCAAACTGTATCTCGAAATACAATGGACCCAGGATCAACATCGCTGCCACACATAGCAATAGCGTTGGGAATGAAAACGGAGTCAAAGGGTCCTTCTGTGACATATACAGTTTGAGATGGATCAATTTTGTCTAGTCCAAAGATCTTTGGTTGATCTTCAAACATTATAGTTATATATCGTAGCGATGGATTTGCCTCCAAAGATCTACCCTGGATTCCAAACATAGTACCATCATCACGTAAGAGAGGGATAATAATTCGAGGTCTGTCATTGTTTAAGTTATCAAATGATCTAGGTTTCTGAGTGTTAACCCACTCTTTAAACTTACTGGTGTAGAAGAACCTCGATAGGTCAGGTATCTTTCTACTCAGTAAATATTCTTTCGCTGGATGCCCATTATTTAGTTGATCTACACTTGTAAGATCTATGGTTTTCTTAGCAAAATAGGGAGTTGAGTCAGGGACTTCTAACTTCTTAGTCGTGGTACCCTTACCTGTTCTCCCTTGTCTATATTTTTCTATCTGATACTCACCATATATCTCTGGTGCTATATCTTTGAGGAAGTTTGGTGCTGTTCTACCTATGCCACAGTTGTGACACTTGTACACCATCCTCTGTTTCATGACAAAGAAATACCCCCGCGCTTTATTGCGGTGCTTTTGACTGTCACCACAATAAGGACATCGGAAGTTGTATAATCCATCCCTTACCTTTTTAAATTTCTCTAAACGATAGGATACTTTGTCAATGTAATGTTCATCGACTGCGCTCATAAGGTACGCTAACTTGCTCCACTAGCATACTTGTATTTGGCACTGCTGTCAACCCTCTTATAACTCTTTGTCCTACTGGACTGACTACAAAGGATACTATGGTTAGACCACCGAAGATGCTCCACATCTTCTTCTCCATGAGTCTAAGTCTATCATCTACCTTTCTTATATCTCTCTCGCATCCTTTCTTTATAGCATCTGTCTCTCTCGCAACGTCAGCAGATAGTCTGTCTATCTTTTCAAATAGTATTTCATCTATCTTGTCTTGCTTATCTAGTTTCTCATTATGGACAGCAAGAAGTTGACCCATCTTTACTGAGTTCTCTTGCAGAGATTCGACGACCTTTTCCAGTCGCACGATGATTGCGTTATTAATATCTGACATGCTAGTATTTATACTTAAAGACTGTTCTGACGTTTATCCCAATAGAATTTAATTACTTGTGAGGGATATAACCTCTTCACTGAGAAATACTGTGCCTTCTCTGGTCGAAATATCTTTCTTAATTCAAGTCGAACTGCTTGTTCTGACTTACCATATAGTATAAAGTCCATTGCCTCATCCTTATAGGAAACACGGAAGGGTAATGCCATAGCACTCTTAGGATCAAGATCAACCTTGGTCTCTTCCTTTACGTATTTCCTACGCTTAGGTGCTTTCTTCTTGGTAAGTTTTGTAGTGCCTAACATAGAGTCAAACCCTGCAACAGGACCATTAGCAGCAGAGGATCCAGAGAATCCACCTGTGCCAGCACTCATTGTTGGGGCATCTTCGTTAATCATAGTTGATCTAACTCTGTTTTAACTACATCATCTATCTCAACTGTGTCGAGAGTTCCACCATCAGTAGGTTCATACCGATTTAGGTAGATAACAAAGGTTTTAAGAACAGACCAGTACTCATGTTCTAATTTATACATGAGTAGTGGAAGTGTTCCTTCACCGAACACGTTGAATAATACTATTAAATGGTTGAGTATCAAGTTGGTACGAAGAACCCCAGTCTTCACATACCTTTTGAGTAAGCGTTTCAGATACTTAAACTTCTTCATGTCTTCCATGAAGTCATCGACTGTAACTGAGTGTGGGTTTTCGTAGTACTTGATTGCAAACATTAAATGATTCTTCTCATTTAATTCATCAAATCTCATAACATATTAGTTTGGATTAAGAACCAAAGGTTAGTGTCGCAGCACCGTTAGTGTACTTTGTCTCAGCACCTTTGCTTGTATTTAACACACAACGATACTTGTATCCGTTAAGTGTTGTTCCTGCTAGTCCACTGTATGCAAGTGTTGCAGTAGTGAAGTCTGCGTATGTAATACCAGTGTCAGTATTAGCAGCGATATCTACCCAACGAGTAGTAGCACTTGCTGTCTGTCTCTGCCATTTGAATGACTTAGTACCAGACTGATCAACTGTAAATGCAGCAACGAATGTTCCAGCACCACTAGATGAAGTAGAGTTAGCGGGTTGTGTACCAACTGTGATAGTTTCAAGTACGTCTGCTACTACTGTCTCGTCTGCTGAGTCACCTGATGTTCCTGCTGCCACTCTAAGTGATGCAAGTTTCTCTGCCTTATGACGTGCTGTACCATTATGTGTCTGGTATGTTCTATATAACCACCATCCAGGTCCGTCAATACCTCTTGTCTTGTTAGATGCGATACCATCTTCTGTTGTATCTACAAATAATAACTGGTAATTAGAGATACTATCTCCACCCTTGATTACATACTCTGCAACCGCCTTTGGTGGTGTTCTCTTTATTACGTTTGCAGCAGCAACAGTCGCTGTTGATCCTGCGTATGTCTTATGCAATTCAATAGCAGTTGTGCTAGTTACTTGCTTTACAATATATGCAACGCTACTAATTTCTAGTACGTCACCTGGGACTACGCTGTCGCCAGCATTCTTCGTTACAGTAGCGTCTCCATTGGTGACTCCTATTGTGTTACTAAATGCAGCAGCGTCAATCTTACCATAGATCGCCATTCTTTACTCCAAGTACAATGTGTTTCCTATCTTATATTTATAAAAAAAGGGAGGTTGCCCTCCCAGTCTTGTTTATTCGCGGTTCTTGATCGCATCTGCTACTGTTGCCAGCAACTTATCGTCAGCATCCGTCTTTGTTAATTTTACTGCCTTTCCTAGTATTACTAGGCAGATGTCGATGAGTTTCTCACCGAGTTCAGCATCATCTGGAATTTTGTCCACTGCATCAGAGATTACCTTGGATGCAATAGGTAATAGAAATGAAAACATGATTCATATATTAGATCTACTCTATATATAAACCTTTAATCTGCCTTAAACTTCTTGTTCTTCATGTAACCCCACTTACCTTTGTGAAGTGCACGTACTCCTCTCTTATCCTTGATGACTTCTTTCTTCTTCTTACTACCATCAGAGTTAACAAAGTCTTTATACTTTTTCTTTCCGTGCTTCATGATAGCACTTTTGATCTTAGCGTCTTTGTTCTGTTGTTCGTCCTTTGCTCTCTGTTTGGTATCAGTATACCATGAGAGGGCACGTTCCTTTAACATTATGCAGTCATCCCTGCTTTCTTTCTATCGTGGTCAGCAGTCATTTGTTGCATGCGTGCCTTCATCTTTTCTTTGATGGCATTCTTTTTAGCAGAGTCATCTACCTTAGCGTACTCAGCAACTACTTCCTCTTCTACCTCATGACCTTCTTCTGGTGTGTTATCCACAGCACCTTCACCTTTGGGTTTTCTTGCCTTGCGTAGTTCATCAAGTGCAGACTCTTTCATCTTAATAATTTTAGATCTGACTTTACGTCTGTTCAATAGGTACTTATCAGACTTATCATGGTCACCGTCATTGTCGATGTCCTTGTCTTCTTTACCTACTGCATCTAATTTCTTCTCGTCTAAATTCTTTTCGGTCATGAGATCCTCTTTTTTAGGGTTGATCGTCACACCGTTTTTCTTAACGGTTGTAGTGACTCTTTTATCTTGATCAGGTTTCATTGGTTAATACGTAGATTATCTCGCCAAGAATAACTCTCAACGTCTAGTGTTTTAGGATAGTCTTTGTCACCCTTCTTAGCGGGTGATTCGCCACGCTTACGCTTGGCATGTATATTATCCCATAGACCTTTCTTTTCGTCTATGGATTGTTCATCTTCCTTAACACAATTAGGAACAGACTTACCGTCTTTCTTTTTAGTTCCCTTTGCTTTGTACCCATCCCAACATGTAGACGCACCGACATTCTTACGTGCCTGTTTTAGACTCTCAACCATATCATTATGGAGTTCGTCTATGTCTATACCTTCTGCGGTGGTAGATCTATTTAGGTTTAAACCTATGTCTCTTGGTTCCTTCGCAGTTTTCTCACCTTTCTTACCCATGATCTGATAGCGTCCGTCATTCTTCATACCAGTGATAACAAAGGATTCTCCACCTTGTGAGATGACTCTACCTATGTTACGGTCCTTGTCGAACTTGATCTTGTTCTTGTCGATGAGTGTTTTCTCCACAGGAAACCCTGCGTACCCTTCGACGAACTCCTCATGGTTCATGATGATGTCAATGACTGCTCGTGCTGCTTCGTCTACTCGCTTGGTGAGGGGTTCTTCACCACCGTAAACGCAATCTAGGATCTGTCTCTGCTCTTGCAAAGAGTATCCCAATAACGCAGTACCTATCTTAATATCTAACATTGTTATGGGTTAAGTATAGTATTATTTATTCTTGACAGACTTTCTGAACTCAGAAAACTTAATGACTCCTTGTCCAGGGGTCATCGCTTGGACTGCCTCTCTGTATTTATCTGTCCCTATTTTCCAGTCGTTACCTGACCCATCATCTGCACTATGATTACTCTGATCTTTCCTGTTAGGGTCTGTACTTTCCTTTGTTACTCCTGCTCTGGATCTTTCTCTCTCTGATACTGACCTGATAAGTGCCTTTAATATAGCACGCTTACCATATGGATTGCTCTTACGTCCAAGTGGAATCTTCTTATCTACCTTTGCTGCTATCTCTGTGATGTCAGTCAACCATACCTTATGCTCATCTCCATATTCATCCTTGAAGACTACATGATTAGTTCCTCTATGAACAACTTCACCTCTGATACCTGTGTTGTCATGCTCTACAAGTGTGCCTGTAACAAATAGAGAACCCTGTATGTACTGATTTCTATACTCTACTAAGTCTAACTTAGGTGCGTATGTCCATACAGATTCCTTGACTGTAAGTTTCTTCTGTGCTTCCTTCTTCGCTTTCTCTGCCTTCTGCTTAGGTGTCATGCCTGCCTTTACATCTGACATCATCTGCTTTGAAAGTTTAGAACTAAACCCTTTGGGCATACCAGCGTGGTAAGAGTCATGGTCGTCACCCATGGCATGCTTTCGCATATCGGATGCAGAAAGTTTCTCCATAGGATCATCGGAATTAGGATCGCGCTTACCAGCAGACTTGATGTTAATACTTTTAAAGTCATAATGCTTTCCATTATACTTTGAAGTAAGTTTCTGGAAGTCTTTAACTCTATCATCACCAACCACCATGGTCACATGCTCATGACCTTCGTCGTTTATGTCTCTAAGTATGTCAAATATATTTCTATGCTGCTCTGAATTCTGTATAGCATCCTTATGATGCTTAAACATTGAACGCATGTGTCCAATCTTTTGTTCTGGATTTAAAGGATTCTTCTTATCTCCTGGACCTTTGTGTGTTCTGCTAGGATAGATTCTATAATTACCTGAGTCTCCTGCATGTGACTTGACAGCATCCATCACCTTACCATGACCCGCATGTGGAGGATTAAACCTACCAAAGGTTATAGCAATGTGCTTATCTAATACGTCATTCTTCTTCTTAGGAGTTGACGTAGATTTAGGTTTAGCAGGTTTTGTTTCTGCTTCGATTATAAACTGACGGAATCTCATTTAGACCAGTCCTTTGCCACGGTAAAGTTTGCACGAGAGAATTCAAGTCTGTCAACTAATTTGACAGCAGTGCCATCCTTGATGGCAACAAATCCTTCTGGACTTGTAACGCGGTAACCATCCTCATCTTCTAAGAATGTACCGACTCCCTCTATCTTTTTAAGTTTATTTATAATCCTGTCCTTTGCTTTCATCAGCATTTTGAATCCAGTAAGGGCAGAGAAAATGATACTCTTGTTACTATTTAGGTATTTAAGACTATCATCCCTCTGTGCTGTCCATTGTTTCTGTGCTTTCTCTGTTTTCTTCTTAGCAATCTCTTTATTATATTCCTTCTCAACATAGTATACAAATCCTTTTTGCATCTGATCAGCAGTGCTAGGTATATGTCCTTGTCTGATGAGTATGTTGAAATACTTCTTGAACATAGCAGTCCAACTGAATGGTTTTGTACCACCCGCTATGGCATTTAAGAAGTTCTTAGAACGTAACACGTTAGTCTTAGCAATTCTAATGTCATTCTTAACCTGTGTCTTCTCACTTGATGATAAATTTGCAACTCCGTTTACATTAGAGAATGCAGAAGAGAATACTGCTATTGATTTGACACCTTGTAATGGTTTAGCATCTACACCAAACCCAGCAGTCATGGTAGCAATAGTAGAACCAGTATATCTTGTATGGAATACTATACCAAGATCAGATGCACCAACCTTAGCACCCATCTCAGTGTCTTTCTCTACACAGTATGTGATAGTGTTAGGTTTAAACTTATAGCATACCTTACCACCCATGGTAACAATAGGAGGTGTCTCAGTATAAAGTAAGTCACCCTGTATCACACCCTTTATTGGTAACTGAGATAGTTGATCAAATGTTTTCTTCAACTTATCATTCAACTCACCATCATAGAAAGAATCAATGTCATCGTGTGAGTAACATAACTTTGGGTTATTCTTATTGAATACAGACTTAGTTCCTACAAAGAACATATCCGACTCAGGATCTGTGCCACATATAATAGCAGGAGCACCATCCCATTTAACTGTAACCTTTGTATCAGCACCACCATGTCCTGTGGTAAGCATATCTATAAGTGATTCTAAGAACCTAATACTATTCTGTGCTCCGTCATAACCGTCATTGAATATATCATCTTCCAAATGTTCGAGGTGTGTATTCTTGCTCATGGTTGTACTCCGACTGTCTCTCTGTATGGTCTGCTCTTGGATGACTTGTTACGCAAATAGAACTGTGCGTTGTTTGGTATTTTATTATATAGATCATTCGACATAAAGAACTGAGGATCTCCTTTGTTAAGTTTGAATTTGTAGAAAGATACTTGCTTCATTACAACATCAACAATGATGTCACGATAGTTCCACAACTTCTCTCCCTTGGTCATCTTCTCCAATGCTGTTTGACAAGTCAGACTTACGACTCCTAGTTTACCATCGGTAAAGGTATCGTCATTCCAATAGTCTATACCTTCATTATAATATAGAGACATGACCTTTGTCCACTGTGCTTGGTACAGTTCTACATCTGGCATCCTACCCTCTGGTATCATCATGTCTATGTTCCAGTCTAACCCTGCCTGTTTAAGTTTCATCTGCACTTGTGGGAACCTCTTATATGCTGCTTTGAATGCATACAGTGGTCCTAGTTTGATACTATTCTCTGCTAATACTTTTAGTATCTCATAGTTATCTTCACCTTCGTATACCTTTGTCAGGTCTTTCATCAATTCTATTATATCTTTTGGTTTGACTGTATTAGTAACACCAGTTGCTTTCTTAACTGAGAACTTATACTCTCTACCATCCTTACCATACAGTGCAAAGTCCATCAATGGTTCGTTACCTTTCTTAGGTACATATATCATCGTCTTTTCTTTTGTCAAACCTTTGAATCCCATCTTTGTTAACTCTCCTTGACCTCTTTCTAGTACACATAGAGGTGCCATGATCTCAGAGAAGTCCGATTCAATCTCACTGATGACACCAGCATACTTAGTGTCCATAAGATTCTTGTATGTCTTCTGTAAGTTCTTGTGATCCTTATGTTCATAACAATACTTCACCAATGCTTTTAGATATGCTCGTATAACCAAAGGAACATCCTCCCTCTCACCTAGTGCTGACATCACACCATTATAATAGTTGTGAAATGTCACCTTCTTATCCAGTGGCATAGCAAAGTCTTGTGGTTTTAAATTCTGTTTTAATATCTGACCTGGTTTTGCACCAAGTTGTCCTAACGATACAAAACCTTCGAGAGATTGCATGTTCTCTGCGAAGGTTATGTGTACTCTGGATGGTTGACCAGTTAGTATAGGTGTTGTAGTTATCTCGTGTCCTTTTTTAAGAAGAGTTAAAGTTTCATTACCTTTCTCTTGTTTATATACAGGTAAATCTCTCTTTATTTGACAGGCAAATCCCTCCTTGTAATACCAAGAATACTTCTGCCATCCTGCTGCTGATGTTAGTGTCGTCGCCATGACACTATTTATCAGTCAGACTTTAATGGGTACCAACCCTCTGCTATCTCTTCCTGTACTTCTTTCTCGTGATCATGCTCCTCATGATTCTGTTCCCTAAGTACTCTCTCTTCGGGTTCTAGTTTACCGTGCATTAGATGTCACCTTGTGCTCTGTTTTCTGAATCGCTTACGTTGAACGCTCCACCACTGTAACGCTTCGCAAGTTTAAGTGTGTTGATGTAGATTACGTCATCTAGTCTGACTCCAAGTGCCATCGCTGCTTGTGCAGCATACCACATGATGTCTCCTAGTTCTTTGGTTAGGTGTTCTTTGTTCTCATCGTTCCATGGTTTACCTTGGAACTTCATTTTCTTTACTATTTCCATGAACTCACCTGACTCAGCAGAGAGACCACTAGCAGCAGTATCCAGACGAGAGATGTTACAACCAAGTTCTTGTAAATCATTCAACCTCTTTATATATGCTGCGTGATCTTTTGAAAATTCACTACATGTATTGTCAGCAAAATCAAGATACTTATCTAGGTCAACTGCAAACTTTTCAGCAGTTTCTTTCTGTTTTTGTTTGGTCTTAACTTCCTCTGCTGCCCTCCATGCAGTGAAACCTTTCTTATTAATAAACTCTTCGGGAGTTGTAGGTGTATCTTCTGCAACCTTAGATGCATTATCAGACATGCCTTCCTTCACATCTTGCATGTGGTTCATGACATTCTCAGTTGCCTTTGCTGCTTTGTCAGCGTTGTTGTAATCAACGTTTACATCTTCTCTTTTAGTCATACTTTGAACCCATCAAATTTGTTTTGTTGTTTAATTTCAAGGAAGTTATCTTTGAGGGTGTCACCCGCATCAACGATGTCTTCTTGTGCCTTCTGATCACAATCATACAGTTTCATCTTCGCTCTGTCAATACCGACGATGAATCGTTTGTGTATGGTTGGGTCATTGTATCTATTTTTCAACTGCTTGACCATAATCTGACCTAGTTGTTCTAGTTCTTCGGTAGAAATAAGAGCAAACATAAGGTCAGCAGTTGCAGGGAGACCGAAAGACTCACTTGTGTCAGTAAGACTAACGTCACTACTCCCATAACCCGAACGAGTAGTCTGAGTAGCGGTGACGATTGGAACATTAGTTTCAACCGCGAGACCACGAAGTTCTTCTGCAATCGCTTTAACAAATGTATATGAGTTTACTATGGTACCTTTGTATCTAGCACTTGCACAGATGTTTAGATAGTCAATGAACACAATGTCAGGTGCAAATCCTTTCTTCATAGACAACTCATTCATGAGTGACTTGAAATGATTTACATGTGCTGATGCTGTGGGATATTCTTTGATAACTAAACGACCTTGGGTCTTATTATGTAATACATCTATCTTACTTCTGAATTGTGTCTTAGTAAACAGAGGGTCACTTAGTTGTTTGATTGGGATGTCGAGGAGGTTGCTGTCAATTCGTTCAGCAATTTTCTCCTCTGCCATTTCAAGTGTAATGTAGAGAACGTTCCTCCCCTGCAAGAGACAGGAACTAGCGACATGGCACATGAATAAAGATTTCCCGACACCTGTACCAGCAAGTGCGACATTGAGAGTCTTGCTAGGTAGACCACCTTTTGTAATTTTGTTGAAGTATTCAAGATCAAAGGGAATTTTGTCTTCTTTCTTGTGGTAAAAGTCGTAGCGTTCATCAGCGTCCTGTAAGTAATCGTGCCCCACTGCTTCGTCGAAGCATGTTCCTAATGCTTCTGACATTATATGTGGTATTGCATCTCTACCACGAGTTTTATCCTGACCGTCAGCAATCTTGATACTATCCATGAGGGCGAGATAGATCGCACGTTCTTTACACCACTTCTCAGTGGTCTCTACTAACCAGTCATCATTATATTGTTGTTTATCAATCTTTTCGTCAAGAAACTTTTCAATCTCTGTAACAATTTCCTGACTAAGATCCTTCCTCTTATCTATCTCAATCTTTAATGCCTTGATCTCAGGTGCTTGATTATACTTTGTGAAGTAAGCATTGATCTCTCCAAACAATATCCTCATGTCTATTGTTTCAAAGTAATCTTCTTTGATGAATGGTAATACCTTACGAGTATACCCCTCACTTGTGATTAGTTTACTGACTGTGATCTCTTCGATCTTTTGCATTAGACGTAGTGTAAGTAAGTTCCTATAATGTATTTGTCATTTGTAATAGGTGCAACCCCTGTGTGTGGAAACATCCACATCGGAGGAAATACACAGCACCTACCTTCTTTTGGTTGGATAGAACGACCAGGGAATGTGGTCTCTCCACCTTTCTCCACATCATTTATATAGAAGAACATCGCAAGGAATCTACGAGCAGTAGCGTAGTCACCTACGTCTGCATGGTGATCAAACCTATCATTCTTTTCAACCTGATAGCGTTTAAGTCTCACCTGTTCCAGTGCGTTTTGATATGGCCATTGTTGTTGGCACTGGACATCTTCCATGTACTTGTTAGAGACTGATTTAACTGACTCTATAATCTGTGCATGGATTATGTTCCAGATATCATTGGGGTGATCTGTCGATTCAGCATGAGCAGTCATGTTAAACTGATCAAACTGTGGACGTCCACCACGGTCCCATCTCTCCCACTTTATATCCTTAGAGGATGCGAGGATGTTTCGACAAAGATTTGTGTCAAGTATATTATCATATACTCTAACGTATTTGTCAAGATCCATAAGTAAATTCCTTTCCTGCTGCTTCATCCAACTTCTCCATTACTTCTTCTGTAAAGTATTTGCTCGGATCAGCAAGAACAGACTTAGCGAAGACATTACTTTCACCAATACGATAGCGAGTACCAACTCTTTCAAAGACTCCATGTTTCTCACCCAGTTCCAGAAGTCCAAAGTACCTGTCCAATCCACGTTCATCATAGAATAAACGAGTTTCAATTTTAACATTCTCCTTAGTGAATCGAGACTTCTTAGTCTCGCATTTAATTATATTACCAATCACTTCTGTACCATCTTTCTCTTTCTTCTTAGAGAGATAGATGATTGTACTTGCTGCATATTTAAGACCACTTCCACCACCCATTTCTTTCATGGGAACGTAAGATCCAACCACGTCATAGGTGTGGTTAGTAACTAACATAGGTACGTTTGCTTTACCTAGTTTCAGTGTCAGAACTCGGAAGATAGACTTGACAACCTGTGCTCGGGTCATGTCTCTGGTGTCTTTACCTTGCTCAGTATCATCAACTTCCTTAGAAGTAGAAAGCATACCCAAAGAATCAAGACAGAACATTAGAGGTTTACGATCCTCTTCCTTCTGTGCCAAGTATTTATCAATAATCTTAATTGCTTGTTGTCTAAATTCCTGTACTGTTACAACAGGAACTATGATCATACGGTTAGAATCTATACCTCTGGACTCAATCATATCCTTTGAGATAGCAGACTCTGACTCGAAGTATACAACTCCTGCATCAGGATTTATCTCTAAGAAATGCTTGACTACACTCAGACAAAAGAATGTCTTACCTGTACTAGACTCTCCTGCAATAGCAGTGATCTTATTAGATGGTAGACCACCAAAGATAGACCCAGAAACTACTGCATTAAACACATAACTTCCTGTGTCAATAAAAGACTGAACGTCTCCTGCTGATACACCGTCACTAACGATGCCTGCATACTCATTACCAATGTCCTTTACGACATCTTTAAGAAAACTCATGCGAATAAAAACTCCAATGTGTTACGTTTAACTGGTTCCCAACCGATAGCATCAAGAACAAACTTGACTGGACTAAGGAAACCTTTTTCAAACTGCATGTCCCAGTCGACAGCAGAGTGTATGTCAAATTCCTTTGGCATAGTTTGGAAGAATGACATAACATTCTCCCCTGTTCTGTTAGGCATCTGCAAGTGGATGAACTTGATCTTCTCACCCTCTTGAATGAGAGGATACTTGTGCTCTAACTTCATACGTTTGACATAATAATTATACATCAAAGACCCACGAACGTGCATGGGGCATCCTTTTCCATAGATGGTTCTTGGAGACGAGAATTTACCTATGTTGTTACAACTTCTAGGGAAAGCAACGTCTTCGAGAGGCATCTTCTCGAACTCTTTTCTGAACTGAGTGATGTAAGTCTGGACTTGTTCCTCAGTACCACTCATTATAAGTTTGAGTGCTTCTTTAATAGCATCCCTACATGGTGCAGGGGTCGATGACTTGACTGCTTCGATACCGTTGATCTTTAACTTAGGTTCAGCGAACCTAACACCCTCAATATCCCAAGCATTAAGTATGTATCTCTTCTTGGCAGTCCATACACCACGATCGGCAATGGTCTCCCTTTTCATGATCATCTTTTGCTCGTAGGCATTGGTGACCCTTGCCAGTTTTTCGTAAGTACGCGAAATAAAAGGTTCAAGTTCCACTTCACAGACCTTATTAAGGAACGTGACAATGCTTTCATGAGTTTTCTCTCTGCCCTCGAATATCTTTTCGACCAAAGGACCCAAGTGGAGGTAGATACTATCAGTATCACTAGCAATAACGTAGTCATCATTTGTTTTTAATACTTTACCAAGATACTCATTAACTCTATCTGCTACCCAACGAATCGACACCTGACCAGAGAGGGTAATTGCCTCAGCATTTGCCAAGTTGTAGTATCGGAAGTATTGGTTTCCGATTGCACCATAGGCAGAGTTGAGTTGGATCTTTCGTGCCATCTGAATGTTATTGAATCTTGCGATATCTTTTTCGAGTGCCACGGTTGGTTGTGATTCATAATCTTGTTTTGCTCTGAGCATTTTTGACTTATAGATCTTACGTTCATCGTAGATCCTTTGCATCATCTCTGGTAGAAAACCATGAATGTCCTTTCTATACTGTGCACCGTTGGCACATACAGCATAGTCACCATCAAGGTTTATGTTCTGTTCAAGTATAGCCTCGATACTAACTGTCGGGTGTCTTCTCTCAACCAATGTCTCGGGAGAGATATTGTACTGCATGATGAGGTGTGGGTATAGACTGTTAAGGTCAAAGGACACCACCCAATCATACATTCCAGGGACAGGTTCTTTTACATATGCTCCTGCATACTGGTCATTCTTCTCTGTGCTTACCTTAGGAGGAACAACAATGTTTCTCTTAGACAGGTCATTATATATGAGAGTATCCCACATTCTAACCTGTGAATATACATCAGTAAGATTAACCTTAGCGTCATATGATAATGTCAATGCCAACTCAATCAGTTTCATCTTGTCTTCCAAGCGGTCAACAAGTTCAACGTCTTTGATGTTGTACTCGACAAACTTCTGCCAGTTCTCTGTATAGAATGCCTTGAAGTTCTCAAACTCAGAGTGATCAAGTTTCTTCTCACCTAGTTCAACAAATGCTATGTGATCTAAGCGATAGGATTCTTTCGCTGAGTATGTAAACTTCTGGTAGAGATCATAGTAATCAAGAACTGCTACTCCACGAATGTCGTAAGCAATCTGTTTACGTCCTTTGATGAAGACTTCACGTTCTAGAACACCGTTCCAAGGTGAAAGTGACTTCTTCCATTTCTCTCCAAGCACTCTGGTGATACGACGACAGAGGTATGGAATATCATACAGTTGACAGTTCCATCCAGTAATAACGTCAGGAGTGTTATCACACCACCATGTGATAAAGTCTTCTAACATTGCTTGTTCAGACCAGAATGTTCTGTACTCTGTGTCCTTAGCAACGAACTCCCTAGTTCCCCATGTAATTACTTTCTTAGACATGATGTCTTTGATAGTAATACAGAGCATTTCCTCCGCTGCTGCTTCTACATTAGGGAAACCGTTTTCACATTTGACTTCGATGTCAATAGCATAGATCTTCATCACATCCATATCGAAGTTAACTGTGTTAGGAAACTTCTCAGCAATGAATTGATATGAAAATCTATCATAACCATGAACTTCTAATCCATCTACGTTCTCATACTGTTGGATAAAGTTTCTTGCTTCCCTAGCACCACCAAAGCGTTTGGGATGAGCATACCTTCCATCAAGTGTCTTCCACTTTGATTTCTTGGATTGATCCTCGGGTACAAAATATAAAGTGGGACGTGATTTCTCACGATATTGGACAGGTCGACCGTCCTCATACCCTCGGTAAAGGATATCATCACCAAGAAGTAACACGTCCGTGTAGAAATTCATTAAGTAGGGTTATTTGCTGCTTGAATGTCACCTGTATTAGTAATGTAAGTTGCTAATAAAGTGCTGGATGGATCTATTATAGTAAAGACTACATCAGAAGTCAAGAACAAATCACGTTGATCTGTAAACTGAGGGTACTGAGTGATGTCTTTCTCATCTCGTACCTGATATACGTTTTCAATTAATAGTGATGGTTCTTCATCAAGTTCGGTTACCTTACCGATCAGATACACATTCGGATCTGATTTAAGGATTATTAGTTTTACCATGATTTAATAATAGTTCGTACTTTTCGACTAGTTGATCTGATGGTTTGTAAATAAACAATACAGATGGCAGTGGTAGGAAGATATGTTCCTCCGCTGAGAATGGTACATACACCGTGAACTCTACATCAAGAGCAGTGAAGTCTGTGATGTTGGTTTCTTCATCAGTTTCAAACGTAACCTCAGGGGGTTGCTGTATTGTAACTGTGTATGGTTGAGTAAGTTTATAAGCAAGTGCAGGACCGTCATCTTTCTCCCGAACTTCCTTGACGTCAGCGATTACGTCCTCTCCGTTGAGCATTCTTACGACTCTTGCGCTCATAATCTTTCTCCATAAGGGTATCAAATGTATATCTTAACATATCATTCATCGCACGTCTAGCGGATATGTTCTTTTCATCAGATAAGGTATACACCATTTGCATAAAATGCTCTGTCATGTCAGACGGAACATCCATTGTTACAGAGTCACTCTTCTGTGTATATGCAGGACACAGATTGACGTACATGTTCATGAAATTCTCCAATAGAAAAGAGACCCTCGGGTCTCTTCGGTTGTCTATTATATAGACTACTTTATGTCATAGGTTTTTCGCTTCTGACTCTCTGGTACTATCTTTGTAAGTTTGATAGCAAGTAATCCATCAGTGTATGTGATGTTACCGATTTCTACATCATCTGCGATGTTAAAGTCCTTGTTGAAAGACCTCTGTGCGACTCCACGATGAATGAACTCTCCATTCTCATCACGTTTCCCACCTCTGACGGTGAGTACATTAGTTTCTGTACTAATTTCTAAGTCTTTCTTTGCCCATCCTGCCAGTGCTATCTCTATGCGCCACTCTGTCTCTGTTTCTTTGACAATGTTATAAGGTGGGTACGATGTAGGTGCTCCTGATGTGTGCATCCTATTGAATAGATCTTCAAATCCAACGCTGTATGTCATTGCAGCGTCAAAGATCTTGTCCATATCTCTGGACGAGAAGTTTAATGTTCTCATAGTTCTCCTTTAATAAGCGAGTTTAGTTGTGGTCCCCGAAGGCAACCACCATTATTTAGTACAGATTTACTGTTATTACAAGTACGGAAAACCCAAATATTAATAGGTATAAATATGGGTGAAGGTAGTATAAGGAATCATGAAACGATTATTAATCTTCTTCGGTATGATGCCTTTCCTAGGTGTAGGTGCTGCTCACGCAGACATCACTCATAGGTTAAGTTCATCAGTTCAGTTAAACGTAAACGCAGCAGCAACTCAGGTTGAGCGTATTGGTTCTACGTACTCGGTAAGTGGTAACAATGTGACCACACAGTACACACCATCAGGCGGTAGTGCAACAGCATCCATCGGTAGTATGACTATCGCATCGGGCGTTGGTTCTATACCTACGTTATCAGCGACCCAGGCGACAGCAGGGGAAAGTTGGAGTTTTACTCAGTCATTCACCCAAGGCGATGCTCTCTCAACAGGTGCACCTACTGTGGG